GTAAGGTAGATATAAAAGCAGGTAAACGTAAGTATCGTGGTGGCCCTGTAGACTACTCTATACATTGGTGGGAGTTTAAAAATGTTACAGGTAAACCTGGATGGGGTACACCTAATAAAGAAAAAAGGTTTATTGCTTTTAGATTAGAAGATAAATTTATTCTTGTTGATCCTAACAAAGTAAACAATCTGCTACAAGAAAAATGTACAGAACATTATAGAGGTTTGTGGGGTTTAAATACTAGACCAGGACGACATGATCTTGCAGCAATGATACCAGTAGACTTTTTGTTAGATCATACTGAGCATGTAGTGGAGGTGCAATGATTGTAGATGAATACCTTAAAGATCAGAAGTCTTTATTTCCTGAGTTAGACAGTGTAAATAGCCCTGCTCACTACGGGCAAGGTAGAATAGAGTGTATAAAATATATAGAAGATTTTTTAAGTGACGATGAATACACTGGTTATCTTAGAGGTAACATAGCTAAATACTTACATCGTTGGAGATATAAAAATGGTGTAGAAGATTTGAAAAAAGCCCGATGGTATCTTGAGGCTTTGATACAACAGCAGTCAAGGAAATAATATGGAAATAAAAAAACCTAGAGGTAGGCCACCTAAAGTAAATAACTTACTAGAAGAGGCTCGCCAGTTCAAACAAAAAAAGCTGCCACCAGATAAACCAATGACAGCACGTATATACCTAGC